ATCCGCGGTGAAGCGCTGCTTCGTGACTTCCTGAGGGGTGTACTCAGAGTTGATCGCTCTGAACGCAGCTGTGGGCTGGGTCAGCAGGCGGGTGTATGCGTAAGTGGGGGTTGCGCCGCCGCCAGTAGGGGAGACGCAGTCATCGAAGGTGATGTGCTCGAGAATCCAGTTGGACTTCTGGAATTCATCGATCACGCCCATCTGCAGGTCGTCCTGCACGTTCTTTTTGGCTTCTGCCAATGTGATAGCCATAATAATTCTCCTCTCTGAGATTTCTTTTTGTTCCCGTGCATAACGGGGAAATGCACGTTCTTTTTAGCTTCTGCAAGTGTAATGTTTCTATTCGGCCCCGTGCGAAACGGGGAAGTTTGGTCTGCCGTCAATTGCCCTGCTGTGCATTGAGTTTTGCCGCAATGGCCTCTTTCATGCTGAGCTGCTTATCGCCGTCACCGCCAACACCGCCGCCAGCGTTCCCGCCTTTGGTAGCGCCGACACTGAATCCCGCGCCCTGCTTGCCCTTGTCGTTGTTGTCCTGCGCTTTGAACAGGAACGGCTTGGACTCGCGAAGGGTTTTCAGCTGCTCTTCCAGGCCCGTGACCTTTCCGTCGTCGGACAGAATGAGTTTGGACTGGTCCACAAGACCGGCCACGATGTCCGCATCCTGCGCGTCTGTGATGCCCAGGCGAATAGCGTTACCCAGGCGAAGGGCTTTCAGCTGCTGCGCGTATTCCGCGTCCTTCTGTTTGGCTGCGTTCTGCAAGTCCGTGATCTGCTGCGCGAGTGCTGCATTGTCCCCGGCACTCTTCCGGAGCTCTTCCAGGTCGGCCTCTGCCTGTGTCTTTGCGGTCTGGAGGTTTTTCTTTTCCTCGTTGACCTCATCGAAACGGGTCTTAGGGACATAGCCCTTTAACTCGTTTGCGGATGCCGCTGCTGCCTTTTCGGCCAGGTCGTCAGCAATTCCGATTGCGACAAAATCTTCTTTTCTCATTGTTCGTGTTTCCTTTCTTTCGTGAACATTTTTTACCCGGTTCAGTCCGGTTCTTCCGTCTTTCTCTTTTACGTCTAAAATACTAAAAAAGACGATTGCCGCCTCGCAGATTCGAACTGCGATACTCGGGGAAGGAGGACTTAACATGCGTATGACCGAAAACCCCGGCCGACCATCGGCTTCAACGGCATATAAAAAGCGCCCGGGGATACCAGGCGCGACAGATGCGGACAAGCAATGTCCAGGCAACTGTTTAGCAAACTTTGCAAATTATCACCGTGATAAAAGCGATATAAACCGCGAGAAAACAACGGAAATTATCACCGTGATAATCAGTCTGTGTTTTTAGGATCCTCGTTTTTCGGGGGTGTACTGACCAGCTCGGGACGGACAGACAGGAACACCGGGGGCATCGCGCCTCCCATGATATACAGGTAGATGCGCTTGTCTTTCGCTATCTGTTCGAGTTCGCTGTCGTTGAGTTCCCACACCGTTTCAATTTCTTTTGCCCCGTCCGCTCTCTGCGCGACTGTCGCCGGCAAGTCGAAGCAGCCCGGCGCGGAAAATACAATGTTGCTGTAGTCTGTCTTAATCGGTCGCATTCTCTTTTTCCTCCGTTTTATCACCGTGATAATTTGCAAGTTCCTCGCGGATGCCGCGCAGTTCATCACGGATCGATTCCAAAACCACGAGTAAACGTTGTTCATAATTGATCATTTCTTATCCGTCCCCCTGGGTGGTATAGCTGTATCTTTGTATATCTTTTCTTTCTCTTTGTATTTCTGTTTGTCTACGGGGTCCAACGTGTATTCCGCCAAACGCTCGTATTTTTTCGCTTGCCGTTCGATGTACTGTTCGCGGTTTTCTTTCGCTTCATTTCTCGCTGCTTCTTTCCGTTCTTTGGCCGTGATCGGTTTGATGTGTGGACCAATGCCGGGGATATACGTTGTCACGCTGTCTTTGCAACGTGGATGCAAGAACCCGGCCCGCATGGCCTCGCTTAATGTCTTGTGTTCGCCGTCTGGCTTGCCGTCCGAATACACATCATCCACTAATACCTTGCCCAGCCAGGGGATACACTGCGCGCAGGCCGTGCCGTAATCGCCGTTCTGCATGGTTCCGCGGCGGTTAACGATGACCAGCGGCTCGCCCCATTCCTGGCGCTTTGTGCCCTCGCCCATGAGGTACGCGCGCTTTTCCGCCGTTCTGATTGCCATATCCGCGTAATCACTGATTGTGTGTCTGGCTCCGTTCTTATACTGTATAGAATCAATCCCACGGCTTAGAAAGTCCTTCGCGGCCATGTCCACGGCTTTCTCCACGGTTGCCGCGCCGGTGTTGGCGTACATTTGCGCATCGAATATAATCTTGCGGTATTGGTCATTTACGCGCCTGAGCACGGCGTATTCGGCCTTCGTCATGTCATCGCGTGTCGCACGGACAAGCGCTTCAAGTTTCTCGCCGTTGAAATACGCTGTCGGCCGTGTCACGGGTTTTGGATGTATCTTGCGATCGGCTGCGATAGCTTTTAAGATTTCCAGTTCGGCTTTTTTCTGTCCGGCTGCATAGGAATCGCGAATAGCTCTCTCAATTGCCGCATTGATCCTGTCGAACTGTCTTCCGTATTTTTTTCGATTATTGCGTCTGTACGTGTTCAGCAGCTGTAACTGCCCGGCCTGCCATTGCAGCCAATCAAACTGGGCCTTGTCTTCTTCATCCAGGTGTTTTGACAAATTCCGCATCATTGACGCTATCAATTCATCTTCGATCCGGGCAAAAGCCATGCGGACATCATATGAAGTATTGATAACTCGCTGTTTAAAGGCCATTGCAATACACCTTTATGCCCGCCCGTCTGTAATCGTTGCGGGCCTGTTTCAATTTAGTCCGCGACTCGAAGGGCTCATTGCGCATCTCGTAGTAATCCACGCCACGGCGCACCGCATATATGCCCATGGGAACCTTTTCACTGGCCAGGTCCAGAAGCGCTTTCACCTGCTTGTCGCCCATCTTGTACACCCGTTTCGCTATCACTACCGTTGCCATCTGTTCCCCCTTCTGTCTCCGTTCTGTCTTCCGCTATTCCGTCCATATTGACGGCCGGCTCGTCAAGATCGATGATGCCCTGTTCCGCCTTCAATCGCTGTATTTCCGCGTCCTTGTCCTCGCGCGTCCATGTGTCGCCGTAAAGTTCTTCAATACTCTGTTCTATGGACATCACGCCGCCCTGGCGTGCCCGCACGACTGTTTCCACGGTGCTGTCAAAGTCCGGTGACGCGTACTCGCCGAAATGGACCGCGACATCATAATCGCGTGCCTCTGGTCCGTGTATCAGGTCGTTTGTTTTCATGATTCTTTCGACCAGCAGCGGGAGCGCGTCGTTGAGTGCATCCACGATCTTTCCGCGGACATGCATCGTGACTTTCTCTTTTTCTCTTTGTGCTTCTGCGTTGTCGGTCTTTTTGAGATCGATACCAAGTGTTGCCGGGGAAATGATTCCCTGTAAAGCCAGGTCCATGAAGGACGCGTAGCTATTGACGTATGCCTCGTAACTAATCGCCGGCTGCGAGACATCAATCTTGTCCTGGGCCCCTTCCGTTTTCAAGGATCCTACGGCAATAAAGTCATTATCGAACGGGTTCGCCTCCATGAGCTGCCCCGTGCTGGGGTCCCTGGGAACCATGTCTTCCGGGATGTAGCGCTTAACGCGGCCCATTCTGACGGCATCCAACCACTGCGAAATAACTTCATCCAGGGCGTCCAGGGCGTCCGTTTTAGCGTCAAACAGCGCCTTGCCGCGGCCCTGCCATTTCCCGCTACGGAAAATCACCAGGGGGACGGCCATCATGAAGTCGCCGTTGAAGGTCGTATCTTTCAGCCCGGCAACCTCGGGGACCTCGCTCATATCTATCTGTTTGCCGTCCTCTGAAAACAGTCTGTAACGGACGTATCCAACGCCGTATTCCTCTTCCAGTCTGTATTCTTTTTCGTCTTTTCGGTACGGTGTATAGAACTTTATTGCGGTTGTCTTGCGGCCCCTGGTCACGAACTCCACATTATCGGCCTCGTAGAACTCCACGATTGGATAAGCACTATCCGTATCTACGGAAATCTTCCAGGCGCCGTCTGCACTGGAAAGCGCGCCCGCGATGGCATCGCCCAGGACGCCGTTGAAGTCGCAGTCTTTCGCGATCTCTTGCCAGGTGTCCGCGATCGGGTGCACGTCGTCGCCCTCTCCAAAATCGATTGAATCCAGGTCGGCCGTCACAATGTCCTTGTACCGGTCTACGACAATAGACACAATCCCGCTATGGATCTTCCGGACCTTCCCGAACGGGACGGACGCCCAGAACCTGGCTGTGTCGGTGTCATGCGCGGCTGTCTGGCGGAAGAACTGCGTCAGCTCCGCCGGGTCGCCGCGGTACCATAACTTGTTCTGCAACACATTCGCGCGGAATGTCAGCGGCTCTTCAATGGTAATGCGCCGTTCCGTCGCCGGTCTTATTTTTAAAAGCTTATAAACAAAATCACGAAACCAGCCCATTACTGTTTCTTCCTTCCTATGCCTATCTTTTTCTCGTACGGTAACCAACTATACTGTACGCTGTTTATCATGTGGTCGTTGCGGTCCTCGGGTTCGTTGTCCTTGTCTTCCTTCCAGCTATATGTTTCGAGCTCATGGATGTATGTGGCGCAGTGATCGAGCACGTAAAAGCACGGTTCGGAACCGGCATCCGCGAACCAGCCCAATTGAGTGTTTATGCGATCGATTATTTTTTCTTTTTTCCAGGCTCCGACAAAGCTGTAAACGCTGCCATACATCCGCTTGTATTTTAAGCATTCCGTGATGGTCGCCTGGTCGGCGCTGTCTATGAACGCGTCCTTTGCGAATCCCCACTCTTTTCTATTTCTATCGAGAAAATCAATCAGGTTTCGAACCGTGTCAGACGGAGCGATCGGTATGGACAGCGTTGCGTTGTTGTATACGCGCTCATCCAGGACCACGCAACGGCCCTTGTTCGTGATGCCAATAAAACTCATCGCGATTGTGTCCGGGGAAACCTGGCTATATGCCGTGTCAACAGCAGCGGAAAAATACATGAAGCGTTCCAGGCGCTGCAGCTCCGACCTGGTCAAATTCCGGTCGCTGTCTTTCGCCTTGAATTGCTGCGCCCAGGCCCGTGTCTTGACGTGCTTTTCACGGCTGAAATTTGAGAAGATGAGGCCCGTCGCCTTACCACGCAACCCTAAGATTTTGTTTTTAAAGATTTTTGTGCCCGGCGGGGTGTTTTCTATGATTCGTTTCTTTTTTTCTTCACTCAGTCCCGCATTATGGTCAAAACCAAAAAACCAGTGGACCCAGCCAGCTTTTGGTTCGGCCGCGTCAAGGTCCGCGAGAATTTCCGGCGGTGTGTCGTTTCTCCACTCAGGCAGCGGGCGGGAGTGGTTTATATACTCGCTGTATATTGGCAGCGCCGGGTCATCCGGGTTCAGCGTCCCGATAAGATAGTCGCAGCGCATCGAAGCCTCGCGCACGAAGTCGATATCCGCGGTGTTTATCTCATCTATGTACAGGCATCCATATTGTCCGCCCAGGGCCATTGTCCACCTGGCTTTGTCGCCGTAGCCCAGGACGTATATTGTCTTATCACCGCCGCTTGTGTGCAGGATGATGTGCGGCAATTTCTCATTGACGGTCCCGGATCCATGATACTCAACCAACATCCCGAAATCGTCTAAAATGCCCAGGTCCTTTTGTATGATGTTTTTTTCAGCTATGCCGGTGCTTTTGGCGGCGAGTATGTGCAGCTTCTTTGGACTTTGAGCACATTTCAGAACAAATTTGAATAAGCCCACCGTCGTCTTCCCGCTCGCGGTTTGCCCCTCAAGGAACTCAACCGGGGCCGAACACCGCAAGAAAGCCTTGTATTTCGGAGACAGCAGCAGCTTTTCTGCGCTCATCCGGCATCACCGTCCCCTGTCATCTGGTCTATGATCAGGCCCAGCTTCGATTTTTCTTCTTCAAGGCCGGAAACTTCCAGGCGATCCCTAAACATTCCCAGGTGCTTTCCGAGCAGTTCCAGCGCCCTGGTCTTATCGGCAAGCTTGACTTCCCGTTCCGTCATGCTTTCCGTCTGTTTTACCTTTATCGACTGTATGCAGGCCAGGTCGTCACGATCGGCCGATGCAATGACGGACCCGTCAAATGTGTTCACAACATCGGTGAGATTAGCAAACGCAATTTTTGCAAGCTCACGAACAACGCGGTCCTGCGAAACTCCGGTACGCTTGGAACGCTTGGCCTGCTCTATCGCTATCGCATTAGCAACTGAAGTTTTTTTAAGCTGCTGGTGTCCTATCTGCTCGGCCGTGTCCGGTGAATAGCCAGCTCTAATGGCCGCCTGAGTCGCGTTCAAATCGATCAAATATTCTTCTACAAATCTTTTTTGCTTATCCGTCATGGCGGCGGCCTCCTTCCTGGCGTATTTCTCACGGTGATAAAAGTCAATAAAAAAGGCGCCGCACCTGTGACAGTGTGACGCCCTAACAAAGGGGGTAATTATGAAAAAGTATGAAACGCTCTCTAACGTTTTTCCACGATATTAGTGTACCACGTTGACATGTCCCGTGATTACGGCACTTTCAGATCTTTTTTGAAAGTTCGTAATAAAATTTTTGCCGCAGGTCGTAATAAAGATCTTTCCCGCAAGGGATGCCGCGGTCGTGAAGCTGAAAATACGTCAGCCCGTTTCCGACGCCCATAATAAGCCACCTATCCAAGGGGCCGGCGACCTCGTGGGCTGTGTCGTCAACCAGTTCTTTTTTGCGGGTGATCATCTGGCGCCGCATCGCCAGGGCCGCCGTGGAATCGCCCTGATTGGATGTCTGGACCCGATCACGGTCGTATGAGATGCCCGTTGACGTGTCCGGAGCCGTGTCCAGCTCGGAGACCCACAAGGGGTACTGTCGGCAAAAGTGCACGGTCGTCAAGAAAACTTCGCCGGGAACATAATATTTTGATTTTTTCGTGGGGGTTCTGAATTGGCTCATGCTGCCACCCCCTCTCCGTCTGTCTGCTTCCGTCCTGCGTTGTAGAGTTCGTTGGCCGCATCGGCGAACCGCTGGGCCTCGTGTATGTCCGTCCACACCTGGGGAATGATTTCCCGGTGCCGGATGTCCTCGCAGCAGACCACCAAATATCTGTGTTTGTCGCGGGGATGTCTGGCCACCTTCCAGGGTTCGTATTCAGTCAAATTGTACACAATCTTTTACCTCGTTGTGCACCGTCCGATAAAGTGGTTATCTTTTATCTTTGTCTACCTTCCGGGCATAGTCCAAGGCCTCAAGGACAATCTGATCGACCGTCACGCCGCGGACCTCGCGCATGGCGTCCAGGGCGTCAAAGAGCAAATTTCGATTGTCGTCGGTCATCCGCGTACTCGCGCGACCGTGCTCGTAGCCGGATTCGAAGCCGTCCTCGTAGCCGCATCTGTAAGCTTTTGCTGCATCGTGTTTTTTCATGTATTTCTCTCCTGTTTCGATTCGATGATTTTCTTTTTCCTGCGTCCGGGGACGGATCCTTTTCCCCGGTCACAAGTCGAGAATATCACGAATCGGAATCGCATGCGTTTTCCCATGGGGTCTTTGACGGTGGTCGCGAAAAAAAATCAAAAGAGAAAATTTGAAAATTGTTTTCTTTTCTTGGGCCATTACTCGACGCATTTTTTTGCGTCAAGTAAATACACTCAGTATTCATTTGGCGCAATACTGCGACATTTTACATATCTAAGTCGCCGCCCGTCTCTTCCATGTCCGCGCCCGCTGCAAGCTCGCGCAGCACATCCAAGGCCTGGTGCAAAGACCCCATCGGGACCTCCCAGGGGGCTTTCATGTACTGGTCCAAAACCTGCATGCATTCAGTCGGAGTCGGGGGCGGGGTCGGTTCTTCGTCGTCGTCTTCGTCTTTATCGAAAGGGATCCGATAGGTGATTTCGGCCCCGCAGTGGGTGCACTGACACACCTGGTAGATGCCCTCGCCAACATCGCCGTATTCTTGAAAAGAAAAATCCGAGCACCAAATTACGGATTTGTGACCGCAGTGGAAACACTCGTACACGTGTCCGCCTCCCTTCCGTCATTCCAGAGCTCCCGGGGAAGCTCGATCGTGTAGTCTCTAACCTGCTCTGTCTTTGATGTGTATCCACATGTAACACATCTGTAATGTCTGGTCGCCGGCATCGAACGTGTTGTCACGGGGACCATGTAAGCCCGGCATTTCGGGCAAAGATAAGTAACCATCCTACTCCCTTCTGGCGGCCGGGGATGTCTCGACCGCCGCGAAATATTTGATTGTGTGCGATTTATTTATGGATCCTGAGGAATCAGTCCGCATTGTCGTCTTTCTTAATAAAGAATTCAGAAAAAGTTTTGCCGGAACGGACCCAGTCAACGAACTCGTCTCCGGGATAGTATTTTGTAAAGCCAGGTTTATGCGCTACACCTGCCATAGCGTGCATGTAAAGGCTGCTTTCAAGCTCGTCTTCGTCGGCGTAGAGGCCATCGTCCTCATCGTCATAGAGACCGTCAGTCTCATTGTCGTCCTTCCTGACATATTTTTCGTATGCCAGATAAGGGTCCGGATAAACATAATCCTTTTCCTCGAAGGTGATTCCGTCAGTTTTTGCTTTGTCAGAGACTTCCTGAGTACATGTCTGCAGATACTCCATGATTTCGACAAACCTCTTGAGTTTTTTGCACAGAGCCTCTGCTGTATCGTCCAGAATGGATTCAAACACCAATCTGGACGCCTCTCTTTCGCTGGGTTCGTCGCGATACATCAGACAGTTAAGCAACGACTCCGCCAGGTCAACATTGAAATGTTCCATTGTTAGCCCTCCTTTTTCTTATGGCTGTTTGCACGCCGTCTCTTTCAGTATTTGACCATCTACATCCACTCTTCCGCGTGAATCCTTTGATTTCTTGTTCAGTTCGTCCGCCCTGTGCCGCGCCCACAACTCGCATCCATAGCCTTCGATGCCTTTGTCGCTGGCTGTGTCGATTACGACATAGTACGGGATGCCGCGGGAACCCAGCATGGGCTGTACGATGTAGCGGCTCATTACACATCACCCCCATCGTGATACTTGCTATATGTCAAGAGATAGTCGGCAATCTCGCGGATTTCATCATCGGAAAACATGTCTACCTCGAACTTTTCTCCCTCCGGAACCGGCCCAAGGGTAAGGGCCTCCGCGAACCTCATAGCCAGTGTTGTCCCTACGGCCTTTGTGCCGTGAATCAGTTTCTGCGCTACCATGATAGGTGTGTCATTGTCTTCAATCTGGATCATGCTTTCGCCCTCCCCGACCACAAGTTTGTCGGCCCGTAGTGCTGTGTACAGTACCGGCAGGGGTATTTCAGGATCGTTGCCCCATTGTGCCTGCATGTCTCACAGGTGTGGCCCGCGTCCGTGGTCCACATGTCCATTTCTCCCCCCGTCCGCACACACGAGCGGCAAGGGTTTCTTTCCGGGATGCCATCGTGTCCGCAGGTTTCGCATGTGTGGGTGATTCCGTCATGCTGTCTGCTGGTTGTTGTCATCTTTCCACCTCCACATTGCTTCGAGTTCGTACAGCTGTACTCTCATCATACTGTCGGCCATATCCCGGACCGACTCGGGCGCCTGGGCCACGAAAGCCTCGTAGCGGTCGCACATCGCCTCCCAGCGGGGGTCGGATGCGTTTTTGATCGACGGGGCGATCTGTATGTCCGTCCGGAGCAGGTTCCACAAATTTGCAAAGATATACTGGTAGCTTGTTATATCCATCTGACTCCCTTCTACCATTCATAAATGGTGACTACCATTTCTACCATTGGTGACCATTGGTACCATTGGTAAACATGTGTTCGCCAATGGTAAACTATTAAAAATGAATAGTAATACCAATGGTAAATCACGTACCAATGGTAAGAGCTTTTTATGTGTATATACTGAAAAAAGCCTTATTTTATGCGGGTTCCAGCGTTTTCGAACGCTCGTTCACCAATGGTGACCAATGGTGACCAATGGTAATACTATTCATTTCATTACTATTGGCCACCATTCATGTTTTCATTCCGGTTCGCCGTATCCCATGTCCATAAATCCGGCCGGCAAAGCCATTTCATCGGGTTCATGGTCTGTGTCTACGTGTGTGAGTTTGTATGTTTTGGATGCTGTGCCCTGCTGTACTATCTGCAGCTTGATGCCGTCTATCATCATCAGGCGAGCCTGGTGTTTTCGTAAAAAACCGCCGACATCCTTTGCGCTGTCCTCAATCGGGACACCAAGTTGAAAAGCTGTATCTAAAATCCCGCTGCACCGTCCCTTCCAGATGCTATACTCACGCATAATCGCAAGCACGCCCGCCCGGATAGGGCTATTCATGTACTCTTCGCGCGCGCGGGCTTTCTCCATGTCCTCGCGGCTTCCGGCGTCAACTCGTGTCCACTGTCCGGAGTCCAGGCGCATGCCCAGTTCAATCTCACCGTCCAGGGTTTTGCCCCTGGCAAACAATCTGATTGGATCATCCCGGCGCCGGCGCTGCAGCACTATCATCTGCATGACGGCCGCCTGCAAGCCCGTCGAGCCCAAAATATTTGCAAAAGGGTCTTCCGGGTCAACCGCTTTGCGGTCGTGTGATACGATGATTAGAGAAATATGGTATTTTTCGGCAATCTCGTTAAGCGGCGTGATGTCCCTGTACGCGTGCCGATAGTCGCTTTCTTTCATGCTTTTCGCATCGGTCCGGATTTTTTCGAACACGTCGATAACGATCAGGCCGGTGTTTGGATGCTCTTGCATGTGGTTCTCAATTTGTGACAGCAGCCCCGTGTCCAGTGTCAGGGATGTCCGTTCAAAATAAAGGTCCTTTGGGACAGGATGCCCTGCAATGGCTTTACGGAGACGTTTTTGGCCCAGGCTTTCGCCCGTCTCTAAATCGAGATAAAGGGCCCCGCACTGGCGCGTCTTATACCCTAAAAAATTCTCGCCATTCGCAACGGCTATGCAGAGGGCCAGGGCCCACCAACTCTTGCCGGCTTTGGGCTTTGCCGACAAAATGCATGTCCCCTCTACGAGCAGGGGGACCTCTTCACCGATCCCTACATATACAGTAGGTTCGGGGATATCCTTTGCCAGCAGGTCCGCGGCGCTTGTCAGGCCCGTAAATCTGAGCGGCTGCCCCGGGTCCTGAATGATAACTTCCCCCGGCACTACGCCTGGCGCGGGCTGTGTCGCCTGTGTGCCGTAGTCTATGTAAATCTCGCCCTTGTCGTACCTCAGCGCGCTCTCTACGAGTTTGCAGAGCTCTTTGTCGTCTATTGGCGTCTCGCACGCGTTTTCGTTGGTCTGCTGTACGGCCGCATAGATGGCGTCGTCGGGCAGTCCCTGGGCCTGCAACGAGCATGCCAGCCGGAAAAGAGTTCCGTTCCGTGTTCCGCATGGGATTGTTGCCGGGACGCTCATGCGTTCGCCGCGCTCGCCGTCCTGGGCGCTATCGGTCGGCTTTTTCCCGACGCTGAGGAGCGCCAGCACAGCCTCGTCGACCTCTGCCATGGGCATATCGGCCGGGGAAATGTCCCAAAAGTACTCGTTACCATTTGCATGTATGCTTGGTGGAGCTACGATGTAGCTGTCCTCGGCTCGTATGTCAATGCCGGGCAGCAAGCCTTCCTTTTTTTTCTGGATGCCGTGCTTTGCGCTATCATATCTATAGTAGAGATGCTGTCCGCCTCGCCCGGAGACGGCTGTTACTGTTTCAGGGAGTTTGTATCCGGTTTCGCGCTCCCAGGCGCGCAGTTCTTCCGGCCCGTCCTTCCCTTCTTCTTCATCAATATCCAAATCAACAACTAAAATCCCAGATGCCGACCCCGTCGCAATGGCGATGTTCGCGTCCGGCCATTTGGTCCACCAGTGGTTGATGGCTCCGGGTGCCGTTTTTGCATCGTGGACCCCGTTAGGTGTATATGGCGCCTTGTTAATCCGCTTTACTGGTAAAACCGCCCAGCCTCTCGCGGCATATTCGAGGGCAGCGGAAAGCAGTTCATTCTCTTTGTTTATATCCATACTTTTCCAGTACCCCCATTATCACTGCCCCGGATTCTTCCGGGCTACAGAATAAAAATGTGACGTTATACCGTTCGGAAATTGTCTCCATGGCTTTCTGGAGCCTGGGCCCCTGGATGCACCCGGGGCTGTAGATGGCCCGCGGGTTGATCCATGTGTGGACCTGTGAAATGTCCGTGATGCCCAATGTATTTTCCACCAGAATCACAAGCTTGCATCCGGCCGCTTTGGCGGCTTTGCATTCGTCCACGAAACGCCGGTGTTCCTTACCACCGATATTGCCGGCGATTTCGTCCAGGGAAGCCTTAGTGTCAATCGCTACCGCCGGGGCCAGTGCGTAGTCCCCCCAGGGGACCTTGCACCGGACCACGTCGATTGCGGCTGCCTGGAAGTATCTGTGTTTAATTTCGTGCTTGCCCGCTTGCTGGCGGGTGTCTTCCAGGATTGTCATTGGTTGCTATCTCCTATCTCATGCAAAAGGCATCTGGTCAGGGGCCCCAGCCGGGACCTGCACAAAGCCTGCCAGGGCTGCCTGCTGTGCCTGTGCCTGTGTCTGCTGATACCCCGCCGGGGCGGCCTGGGGCTGCTGGAATGCGGGCTGTGCGGCCTGCTGGGCAGGTGCAGGTGCGGGTGCAGGAGCGGGCTGTGCCGGTGCCGGCGCGGGTGTTGTGCCCTGTCTGCGGGCCTTGCGGGCCTCCTGTTCTGCGATGGTCGAGATTTTCGGGGTGGGCGTGTACGGGACGCGGTCAACGGGGACCTCTCGGAAGACTTCCAGGCGGGTCCGCAGGTCGCCGCTGTTGGTGTAGTACTCGACCTCGCGGAGAACCACCCCGAGGCGCTTGCCGACCAGGGT